TTACTATGTCAATAATTGAAAACAACAGAAATTTGCCATGGGATTGGGATTCTCTTGGACACAATCCAAATATTACGACCGATTTTATATTAAAAAATATAAATATGCCATGGAACGACTCATGTATCATGAAACATAGTTTCACAAATCAACAAATTAATTTTTTAAATGTCCAAGAAGAAGAATTTTTCAAACGACGAAAACAATCACTATGGAAAGAAGAATTAATGAAAGAACGATTTCATCCAAGTCATATTGATAAATTTCAAGAATGGGGGTTTATAGAAATAGATTAAATATGATTCATCAATTCTTTAAATGGAATATATTTACTAAATAAACTTTTAAGATATGCCATAAATTCATCATTGATGAGTAAGAAAAAGGAACTGGCTAAAATAAAGGTGCGATCATTCATATTGCAAGTTAATTTCTTACGAAATGGATTAAAACGTATGATCAAAACAACTGCAATAAAAAATTGTATAATATGATTTAAATAAATAGCATAATCAGGATTTATATAAGCAATTCCTATAGCAGTGACAAAGTAAATAAAATAAATTAATATGACCAATAAATAATAAATAGGAGTCGAAAAATCCTCTATAACATAATCTATAAAATTAGTAAATTCTTGTAAAATATTCATATATTATGTATGAATATTTTTATATTAAACTAGTATTTAATTGTTGTGAAACTTGAATAGTTTAAGTTGTTTTACTTATTATTTTTTGGTATTATAAACATACAAGAATAAACTCAATAACATTCCTCCGAACAAATAATGTGGATAATATACAATATTATAGAGAATGATTTCGCTAGTACTTGCGTTGCAAGTTTCTTTTTCTTCTCTTGTAAGTTGGGTTCTATGTTGTATTCTTGGATGATCCATTAAAATAATATAATAAAAAAGGTTTATATTATTTTATTAGAAGTAACTATTTATACGTCGTTTGGTTTCATGCGGATATCCTTTTTATATTGTTTTGCCCAGGTATAAAGGTTTTTCTGTCTTTGCATTTCATCCTCTTTTGCTCGTTTTTCTTCGTCATAATTGCCTAATGTAGATTTAGTTTTATGTTTATCCTTTTTGACAACAGCCTTACGTTCTAGTTCCTTTATTTGTTTTCCCATTTCATCTATATTTGCTCTATCATCATCAGTCAATACGTACTTCACCTTCATACCACGTTCATCTACTTTTGTTAAACCTTCGGTACCTCTTTTATCATTACTATATCTATCTTTCTCAGGTTCATTTTCTAATACAGTATTTTTGAGTTTATTATTTATTTGATATAATACATTAGACAAATCTTTATAATAGTTAATTTTATCAATTTGGCATTTATCATAATCTTTATATTCCTTGTTACTGCATTCTAGTGTTGGATCACGAAGTTCATTATATAAATCATTAAATCTAATAAATATATTATCTTCATCTTTTCCTATTATATTATCGAGACTAAATATTGGATATCCTCTTGTTGCTGCACGTTTTTCACCACGAATATTATTTTCAGGTTTTGATGTGTCTAAGAATTGTCTTTTAAAAGCATTAAGTTGTTGTTGTTTTGTTTCTACATCTTTTTTTGTTGAAAAAAAAGGAATATAACCTCCTCTTTTCTTCCCATGTTTCCTAGATTTCCTAGATTTTCGGTTAGGTCGTTTTTTATGTGTTTTGGGTTTTCTCTTTTTGTTGTATTTTTTTGTATATTTCATATACAATATACAAAGAAATAATTATGGTTTTTCAGAAAGACTCAACCAACGAATTGGACGCCATTCTACATAAGAACTATCCGATTTATTTCTGGCAGGTGTTCCTGATACATAAGTTGTTGTTGGCAAACCAGGAATAATGACTTGCAATATATAAAATACTAAATCACGCATTTTATTCATATGAAATCCATCCATAGGTGTTTTATTTTTAAATTGTTTAAATAGATCAATGGCTGCTTGTGTTGGACGATTTTCATTTGGTCCATATGCAATAAAATAAGTTTTAATAAAATCATTGATCATGTCATTTAGTTCAGAACCATCTGATTTTTGAAGACAATCGGTAATTTGATACCCATCAATATCTGCCGAACCAATAATAATTTCATTTGCTCCTCCGGGTAAAAAAGTAGTATTTGCTGCTCCGGTTTGACGATTTGCTGGTGTTCTTCCTGGACGGTTCGTTCCACCTTCTCTGTAGTTTTCATTAGATCCATCATTCCTATTAGATGAAGAACTAGAGGAACTAGGTGGGGGTAAGGATGCCGCAATTGCCGAACTTAAACAACTGGTTGGGCATCCTATACCACATTTACCTGAAGGAGATTCATCGCAACTATCTGCGGCTTGTTGGTTATTATTATTGTTTTCATTATCATTATTATTCGAACCACCGAAACCAAATTCAAAACCGGATCCTCTTCCAAATAAATCTGACCAAAAATTACTCATAGTATTTGAACCACTATAATTTTGCACATATTCATCGCGATAATTTTGACCACGCATAATTTGTGCTGTATTTGTTGGTTGAATTAATATATTAAAAATATCATGATTACTCCATTTGATAGGTGGCCAATATTCTTTGGGTTCTGCATTTTTTGTAGAAGGAATATTGTAAATAACAATATCTAAAATATAATATCCAATATCTGTTAATTTACGTTTGTTTTCTTGCGTAACATTACCTTTATTGCAACAATATTTACTATATAATGCTATAGTAGATTCCAATGGAAACCCATCTTTGTCAAAATAGGTATAAATAAATTTATCAATCATTTGATTGATTGATTGTCCAGGAATAGGAACATTTGTAGTTTTTTCAGTTACATATTCAGGAACTCTTGGATTAATTACAGGTCGGGGTAACGTTCTAGCTCCTTCCCTTAATGGAATCATTTTCTTGGACAAATAATGTCCAAATATATACCCAAATATAATAAATAGAATAAGATATATAAGCATATTGATTATTTTAATTTCTTCCATCTTTATATTAATGCTATATTTTAAACTATATATAAATATATTTATTTTATAATATATGATTGTAAATAAATATATAATTATTAATAAAATAAGTGAAGGTCAGTTTGGTAAAATATACAAAGGAAAACACAAAAGAACCAATGAAGATATTGCCATTAAATTTGAAGTATGTGATAATGAAATCAAATTATTAAAACATGAAACAACTATCTTAAATTACTTGTTTCAAAAAGGTTCTCGAAATACACCTCATGTATATTGGTATGGAATTTATAAAAAATATTATGGATTAATTATGCCATATTATGATTGTACATTGGATCATTATTTGTTACATCATAATTTGTCTAAAAAAGAATTGATTCAAATGACATGTAAAATGATTACTATTTTACAAACGATTCATAAAATGGGCGTCATTCATCGTGATATCAAACCCCAAAATTTTATGATGAAAAAGGATGAACTATTTTTGATCGATTTTGGATTATCCACTATTTTTGTAGATGAAAATTTACAACATATTGAACCAAAAAATGAAAATAGTTTTATTATTGGAACCCCTAAATTTATTAGTTTACATATTCATAATGGAAAAGATGCATCACGCAGAGATGACATCATTTCTTTGATGTATTTGTACATTTATATGATTAATGATTTGTCTTTACCATGGGAAAATGTCCTTCATATAGACGATGAATATAGTCCCCATCATATTTTGCATTCGAAAAATATGGAAAGGAAGAGAAAAAAAGAGCAATTTCAAGAAAGTATTTACGATAATACCATAGAAAAAAAAGTGTTTCATTATATTTACAATATAGAGCACAAAGAACAACCATTATATCAATGGTTAATTGAAACATTGAACGAAAATTAGTGTAATAAATATTCAGTAATATGAAGACTAATATCGTCACAAAACATTTTTTTGCAACATTTGTTTATCATAGATATATAGAGTTGTAATTTATGATACATTTTTTCAGTTAATATATTCACTTTTTTTTTAACAGAAACTTGATATTTTAATTCCCACATGCAATAATGATAGAAATGAGAGGTTTGTAATGGTCCAGTGAGAAAATTATGTGTATCGTGTATTCGAATATGATGAACCTTCCAACACTTTTTCATCTTAATTTTGTATTTTTTAACTTTTTTTTGAATTATATTTTGGAAGGAAGGTAAATTGGTTATTTCCATAGTTGTCTTTTACTTTACTTTAAATGCAAGGAAAAAAAATATCAATTTTATTCATATGGATAAAGAAATTCCAAAAAAAAAGATAAAAGATCTAATCATAATTAGTTCTTTTATTTTACTATTTTTGATATTTTTGTTATTTTCACAACAATTTAACAAATATGATCATTGTATAGTATTTTCTTTAATAATTAACATATTTATTTTTATTATTGCATTGTTTAAAAACGAAGACAAAACAATTGATATTATTCATATTGCATTGATGATTTACATATTTTTAGCCCTTTTTAGCAATAATATTCATGTAATATGTATTTTTATTTTAATATTGACTATTATATTCTTTTACTGGATTCGTGATAATGTTTGTCCAATGGGACAATATGAAACACTAGAATATTTTCATTGTCTTCTCGTCAATCATCCATTTGAATCTACAGTTATACCAATTATTGCCTATTTGATATTGTTTTATAAGTTGTTTAAACTACATATTTATGGAGAAGCACGTTGAAACTTCTGAATACATTCCCAAATCTTTGCAGATTCTTTAATGTTGAATGCACCTCTCTTTTGTGCAAGATTTACATAAGATACAATGATATTCAATGCAATATTTTCATTTGTGACCTCTACATCAGATAAGTCCATAGTTTGTTCTTGTTGTTGAGCAGGTGCAGATTCTTCTTGTTGCTGAGCAGGTGCAGATTCTTCTTGTTGCTGAGCAGGTGCAGCTTCTTTCATTTGACTTTGCTGAGAATCACCAGCAAAAACAGTTCCTTGGAGAGAGTCGGGTGTCTTTTCAACTTCAGGTTGAGATGCTTCCATTATATTATTCTTTACAATACACTATTTAAGTATTTTAAAGAAGAAAATTATAATACTTTTTTTTCAATTTTTTCAAACAAATCTGGATTATAAACCAATTTACCAGTTGGTTGGTATTGATCCACAGATGTATAGACTTTTTTAGGTTTGTCATTTGGATTGGTTTGTCCATTATTGAATAATTTAGCAGTAGGATCATTTGAATCTTCAATCATTTCATTTTCATTTTTATTTACAATTCGACCTAATTCATCTACTGCGACTCCTGTGCGTTTTTTATATTCATTTCTTACATAAGAAGGTACCCAATTTGCCCAAGAAACATAAAGTGTGTTTGGATGAACATAGCGAATATGAAATTTATTGGCTTCTAACTTGGCAATGACGTAGGCAATACATTCGGCTTTATTATAAACTGGTTCGCCAAATATATATTCAGGAATGGTAAACCAAATATATTGATCTTTCATTTTGCTTCGTCCTGTTGCTCGAATACGTTTATGTATGCGATTTAATATTTTGTTAAAAATGGATATTTGGCGTAAATCACGTTGTTGCTGTTTGTTATATAAATCATCAATGTTAATATTATCATTTGATTCGTCATCAGTTGTAAATAAAAAACAAGACATCTTCTTATAAAGACAGATGAAAAAAAATTAATATAAATACTTTATTTATATTTATATATGGATGAAGAAAAATCAATAAAACATTTGGTAGTATCAGGAGGAGGTACATATGGGTTATCTGCTTATGGAGCATTACGTGAATTAAGTAAAAAAGGTTTTTGGGACATATCCAATATTAAATCTTGTCATGCAACATCTATTGGAACAATTATATTAGCAATGATTTTATGTAAATATGAATGGGATATATTAGATGATTTTATTATTAAAAGACCGTGGAATACTGTATTCAACTTTGATATTAGTCAATTATTTGAGGTTTTTGATAGAGGGGGTATTTTTGATAGATCGGTAATTTTTAATGCACTAAAACCAATTTTTTCCGGAGCAGATATGGATATGAATATAACGATGAAAGAATTTTATGAAAAAACAGGTATTGAATTTTATATTTATAGTGTCGAAATCAATGCTTTTGAATTGGAATGTATTTCACATAAAACATATCCACATATGCCTTTAATTGATGCTTGTTATACATCTTGTAGTTTGCCTATTTTATTTAAACCATTAACTTTTGAGAACAAATCATATATAGATGGAGGTATTTTCCTAAATTATCCTATTTTAGAATGTTTAAATATTATGAATGCCGAACCAGAAGAAGTATTGGGAATACGAAAAATTATTGATGATGAAAAACCGAACTCTGAAATGGTCCAATCGTTCAATTTATTAGAATACGTAATGTATTTGGTAAAAAGTATTATGCAAAAGGTTAATGTAGATATTGATGATAAGGAAAACAATTATGAGAATGAAATATACATTCATATGGAATCGATTACATTTGAATCAGTATCTGATTTTGCTAATTCAGAAGAATATCGAAAAAAATTGATTACTATTGGAGTGGAAAAGGCCACCGAATTTTTAAATAAGCGTGAAAAATAAACATATGGAAAATAAAGTATATGTTTATTCATTTTTCAAAAAATCATCTACAAATTGTACTAAATTAGGTTCTGTGATTTTTGCATCATAATCGATTTTTTTATTGTCTCTTAACATAATAATGGTTGGATAACCATCAACTGAAAATTCTTGGATTTGTGGATTATCGCCTTCTGTACAATCGATAGATTCACAACTGATTTTGTAATATCCGACTTCTTTACCATCATATTCAGATGAGAATTTCTCCCATTCGGGTTTTGCTCTTTTGCAATGAGGGCACCAATCTGCAGAGAAAAATTTGATTTTTGCTTCACTAATGCGTCTATTTGCGTTTGCCATATTTTCAGCTTCTAAATTTTCAATAGTTGATTTTGCGTACCATAAATATCCATAATAACCAGCAACTACAAAAATAATGAAAAGAATGAATGGAACAAGTAATTTGTTTAAAGGTTTCACATAATCTGTATATAAAAGTTGAAAAATATTTGCCATTATATTTTAACATTACATAATTTAATTGCAAATATAACACTTTAGAAATTGTAGTATGATTTTTTTTATAATATTAATATAACTATGGCTAAAACCTACAAAGTTAAAAAATCAAATAAAAGAAAAACAAAACGTATTTACAAAAAAAAAGATTATGAATCCAATGATGGAATGTTAACCAGTGTTTGGGGTCCAAGTGCGTGGCATTATATTCACACATTGAGTTTTAATTATCCAATTCACCCAACATGTGACGATAAGCGTAATTATCGAAATTTTATATTAAATTTGCGAAATACGTTACCGTGCGGTAAATGTCGCACTAATTTATGCAAAAATTTCAAGAAACTGCCTCTTACATGGAAACATATGAAAAATCGTGATTCATTTTCAAGATATGTATATAAATTGCATGAAGTCATTAATAAAATGTTGGGGAAAAAATCG